GTAAGTATTTTTGAAGTAAATAAGGATTCATCTCTTCCGTTTTTAGAATGAAATTCTAAATCGGAAAATTCTAAATTAAACATAGTTGCATGATAATGAGGACGAAAAGTTTTTTCTCCATACTCTCCACACATATAAAATCGAATATTTCGATCTTGATCTTGAAAATGTTTTCTTAAACGTTTCATAAATGATTGAAAATCTTTGTAATAAAGACCACCGTCTTTAGGAAGATATTCATTATCATAAGTAAGCGTGATAAAACAACACGCTTGCGAAAGGCTTGCTTCATGAATAATTCGCATCGACCATTGTCGAGACCTTTCTAGGCGACACCCACTACATTTACCACATGGAATCTGAAGATAATCTTTTCCATAAGCTTTACGATAAGAATCTGGAGAAGCTCTATAAGAAATAAATTTTATACCGTCTTTTTGACGAAATGCTTGCAAAGGATGATAACATGGCATATAGTAGCCACTCCTTTTGATCAAAATGTGAATGAGGTTAAGAATTGACGTTCTTAACCTCGACCTTTTTACTACCCTAATAAATTAGAGTCTTATTCCACCGCGATAAGTTCTGCGATGAAATCTACTAGCAGCTTTTGACTGTCCAGAAGTTGCACGAAAAAGTCTTCTTGATCTTTTTCTGCTCATCTTTTTTCTCTTATACATAATAGACTCCTTAGTCCTTAATTTTAAACAAATATAGTGAAGTTGGTGTCACCTGGCACATATGACATCAAGTAGGGACATATGTGCCTTGCCTCTAAACCCCCAAAGTCTGCACTTTTTCGGGAACGGAAACGCTACCGTCGTTTCCTTTAAGAGGCTCTTGAATAGATTGATCTTTAGCTACTGCATTAGGATCAGGTAAAAGCCCTAAGCGAATAGCTTCGCTAGCATTACGAGAATCTTCGACGAAATTAATAAGCTCCACCGGATCATTATTAAAACGACCTCTAATGGTAGATGGAAGAGAGTTAAACATTTCCTGACCCCTCGATACGATATCCAAAGCGTCTTGATAAAAAGTAACATTACTAAAATCTCCATAAAAAGGCTGTTTTTGAGTAGTAGGCAAATGGCCTGTTTTGAGATAGCGTGAAACTATCAAATGACGATCACATTGATCTTTAAATTGCTGATGAGTAAGGCTTTCGCCTTCAACTTTTGTATATACTCTTGGATATTTTCTCATTTTTTTCCCTTCAATAATAATGGGCCTAGCCTATCAGCTACCAGTAAATTTAAATAATCCGCCAACAGTAGCGGGAGACAACTTATCAATTACCCACTTCATAAAATCGGCTTCCGCTTCTTTTGCGGGTAAACCACTTTCTACCGCACGAGCATTAGCAGAAGCTAATACAGCTTCTTCGCGATATTTTTCAGTTAATGCTTTAACATTATCCGCTTGTAACGAACTAGACATAATACGACTAGCTTCAGAAGCACTAGAAACGGCTCTACCGACCGAATTTTGCTCTTGTATAGATGCACCTTGAGGCGTGGAAGCCCCACCTTGGCGATAAGCCAAAATGGGGTTAAGACCCGCTGCTTTCATATCAGTGATAGACCGCTGATATGCAGTATTTGACATCCTCTCTTGAAAAGCCATTTGATCTTGAGCAATCTTACGATTACTAGCGTTAGTACGCTCTTGCCCAAAATAAGAACCAATGCCCGCTAAAGCAGAACCTGCAGCAGCGGCAATTGCTGGTATAGCTACAGCCATAAATCTCCTAGAAATGATCAACGTAGCCAGGAGCACTGTAAACAGGCATTGGACGTACGCAAGTTAAATTAATCCATGAATCAAAGAGCAAATGAGGCTCATCAGAAGTTGCTATAATCCTAGCAACAGGTGGATTCTCTTGTATAAACTGAGAATTAAGAACTGGCAAAGAATCAAAATCAAAAGCTAAATGCCAAACGTCTAAGGGCGTGGTAGCATCGCTTTTAAATTGTCCTGTAACAAGAGAGTTCTTATAACGATATTCGGCATAAGCCTCTTGATAGCCAAAAACGTCTGTATCCGCTGTAGTACCTTGAGCATAAATTTCCTGGTTTAAAACGGCTTGTTCGCCGAGATGACTAAATACAGGCCAATAGAAATCTTCACGAGTTTGACGTGACCACATTCTATCAAGACCTTGTTGATATGTATAATCGGATCTTACAGAAGCAAGACCTATAATAACACCATGCTCAACAAAAGATTGTGTAAAGCCATGGTTTTTGCAACAAACTGTTGCGTAAGAAGCTAAATTAGCTTGAGGGGTTCCAGTAGAACCAGTATCCGAAGTTTGAGGAACAGGAGAAATAATAATTGGAGACGAACCGCCACCAAGATATTCCGGACGTTGAAGCCTAAAATCGGGTGAAATTACATTGAAATGAGAACGTATAATTTCAACATAACGAGTACCACCTCTTGCATCTCTTTCAAGAAGCTTTTGCATTTGAAAAGCTAAACGAATTTGATCAATTGTTGCTGCAGTTGCAGAAGACAAATCAGCAACTAAAGAAGGCGTATTCCAAATTGCAGAAAAAGGGCCAGAAGAACCACCAATTGTAGATGACCAAGTTGTAGCATTTAAAGCGCTTGTACCTTGTAAACTAATACCGGTTGTAACACCAACATCAAAAGTAGGAATACCAGTACCAGAAGAAATTACAGGAGCTGTAGTACCTAAAGGTAATGTAACACTAGAACCTTTTTGAGGAAAAGGAAGACATGAATTAAAATAATCAGGACGCTTACCACGAAACTGAACAGTATAAGTAGAAGCAGTATCAGGGCCATCATCAGTTGGAACTACAAGAGAATTTTGCAAATTCTGATCTCTATACCACTCATTCCAAATAAGATTATAAGCTCTAAAAGCCAAAGCATCAACAGGAATATTAACAGCTATAGGTATACCAAAATAATCACCTAAAGAGCCACTTGTCCAGTCATTAATAATCTGAGGAACAGTAAAATCAGTTGAATCACCAGGATTAGTTTGAGCACCATTAAACTTTTCCCAATTATCCCAAAGTAACCGATTAGGTACAAAGAAAAACTGAGTATCAAGATACAAATTATCCATAATTGGAACAATCTGAGTAGCTAAACGACCAAAAATAGTAGCTTTTAACTTAAAAGTATCTCCTGGTAATACTTCATCACAATAAAAAGGAATCAGTTGACCAGAATTAAAAGTAGTTTTGTAACTATGAGATCTATTAAATTTAGATCTCTGAATATTTGCATCGGGAACCGAAGCAAAATGAGAATTTGATTTTTGATTTGATCTAAGACGACCTGACATTGGCATAAAAAACCCTGGGTTAAGTTATATCCCAGGGATAACAAATAAATTCTTTACATGAAAGGGAATTCAAAAGAATTATTGGTTTTTGTACTCCAGAGCATTACCCAATGAGATAGAAGCTGGAAGCATAGAAAACGACCCGATTGAATCGTCATACTCTCCAATCTCAAATAAAGTATAGTCCTCTGGATGTTTTGCTACCTGGTTTTGAGAATCGTTAGAATTAACAATGTCAGTGAATATACGAAGGCATTCGTTTTTCGTTTTGCAATACTGTGGCTGTAAATAAGTTTCTGATTTGCTGTCATAAATAGTAAATACTTTGTATATCATAATATCCTCTTAAGTTTTTGAAGTTTTTTTAACTTACATATCTCCTTAGTAGCTAATCGCTCTGGAGAATCATCGAAACCTGTACGCCTACCTTTCTCATCAGATTTAACGCGTCTAGCTTCCTTAAGAACTGAATGCATAACAGGATCGCTCTGCTCAAGTTTCTTATCATAATAACGAGGAGGCTTGCAAGGAAAATTTTTAAATATAACAGTATCATGAGGATAAACATCATCTTTCCACGACTCATACCAAGACAAACCAATTCCACCACGATTTGACATACGAGCAAATTCTGGAGTTAATTGAAATATTTCTCCAGTAACAGGATGAGGACGTTTATAATGTTCTTTAGCTGGCTCACCGCCAATCTTTTTCATAACGTAACGAGCTACATACGCAGCGGATTCCGCTGTAAGTTGTCCAATAGTACAAATTCCTTTACCCCATAATCGA